AAAATTGCGGTTGTACAGGTTTCATTTTCGTAATATGTTGCACGCGCTTTTAAGCTCGTGAGCAAAGTCGGGATACCGCTCCCGAATAACATCATTATTACTCTGCGCCTACTCATTAAAGCGTAGAATCAAAGTAAGAATCTAAAGCCGTTTTTAAAGCTGCAAAACTTGCATAAGCCACACCTGCCTCGTCTTGTAAATCCGAGTATATAGTCTTATCTAAAACGCTCACATTTTGAGTAGTTTTGATAATTATAAAATCTCCTTGCTTTTGTCTTTGGATTTCGCAATATGCTGGGTATCTGTATTCGATGCCGTTTAATATTACTAACTCCTTTGTTACTGAATCGACGTAAATTTTCATTTTTTTATATATTTATTAAGTTGTTACTGTTATACTCCACCCTTTAGCCTCTAGGCTTGCTTTTGCTGCTAGACCTACAGAGCTAGGCGCTTGCCCTCCCGTTTGGTCGAAAGTTCCGTTTATCTGCCCTGCAAAATCTATACTCTCAAGTATGCCGTCTATTGATTGCGTATTTAAAGCTGTATTTCTAAACGCCTCTGTGAAATTTGTTGCTGTGCAATTATCAAAAGCATGAGCAGGAAATGACTTTAATAAAAGGCAACCTTGCCAAGCGCTATCCAAATCCGTAGCGCTACTAAAATCTAACAAAGGAAACTCTGTTAATACTACGCAATCTCGCCACGTATTAATAAATTCCTCGCCTTTACTTGTATCAATATACGGGAAACTTGTTAAAGCCTCGCAGCCGTCAAAGGCTTGCTCGAAATTTGTTACATTTCCAAAATTACCCTCGTCGCTTGCTGTAATTGTTAAATTTTCGCAACCCTCAAAAGCAAGCTCTTGATTTGTAGAGCCTAGTCCGTATATCCCGAAATTAGATAACTCTATTATTTTAACGCTATCCGCCTCCGCCTCGTAATCAAACGCAGGAAATACTCCCGAAATACTTACTTTGTGTATACCAGAGCCGCTCGGAAACGTGATTGTATGGTTTCCTGTTAACCCCGTAGCGTTATATCCCTCGTCTGTTGTTACATCATATAAAAAAGCACCTGCTCCCGTTACAATATTAAAGGTATTTGACGTTGCTATAATATCGGTATTCACATTAAACTCTAAAAAGTTAACGCTTTCGCTGTTAAATATTGTAAAATCTGTCGCAAAATTACTTAAAAAATACGCTTGGTTATCCTCTCTCGCTTTTAACGATATAGTCGAGCCATTCATTGCGTTTTTTTCTCCTCCAGTTCCTGCGTTTATTGTAACCTCTCCGCCATTCCAAAGACCTATTAGTCTATAGTTGCCGTTTCTGTCTAAAAAGATAGCGCAATAGTCTTGATACATCAATTTAAAAGCGTTCAAAGTATCAAAGCTACGAGGCAATGTAAAAGATAAATCCTGCGACCACTCTATGCCGCCGTTTGTAATTGTAGCGTTTTCGGTATAGCTAATATTTACAGCCTCATACTCGTAAATCGTAGTACTAGGAAAGCTCGTAATATTTTGCGCGTCGGGATTGTTTACTCTAGAGCCACCGCCAAAAGTAATATCCGAAACGCCATATTTTACGTATGGAAATAGATACACCTTATCGATGCCGCCTTGAAAATCCTTACAAGACTCTGTATATCCTCTTTGTATAGTACAATTTGCCATATATTAAAACTTAATTATATCCTCTGGACTCTGTGGGTATGGGTTTTGCATTCTATTTGATGGCTCTCCAAAGTACCAACCGCTACGATTTGAAACGTGCGTCGATGCGTCTACGCCGTCCTGCGTTGTCTTATACTCTGTTAAATGGTTTAATACTATCCAGTCGTTAAACCTATCTATAAACGTATCTGCCATGCCTGCGTAAGTATTCGATAACCTAGTCAACTCCTCCGCAGTCATTAACTGAGCATTGTCTGCGGTATGCGAAACGCTGCCGCCGTTAGCTACCATATAGTTACTAATTAGCACAAAGTTTGCAACAGTTTGAAATTTGGTTATCGGTTGCACATATTTAGTGTATAATTCAAGGTATAATCCTGTTAAATTATTCGCTGTAGCGCCTGCTAGTATTACGTCGTATAGTTGCTGCCCTAATAACGGGAGTATTGTTGTATTTTGAACGTCGGAAATCACAAACACAAAGCGGTCATTGTCAACATTACCGCCTACAATCGTAGTTTGTTTAATTTCTGTCGGTGATATAAAGAGAAAATCTGCCATATTATTTGTATCTGCCGTTATCTGGTTTGTCTATTTCTGCGATTGCAACGTCTGGAGAGTTTTTTACAGGCTTATATCCTTGTCTTTTTGCCTCGTTTACGTTTACAGAGGTTGTCTGTTGCATCGCTCCGCCTCCTTTAGGCTTTCCGTCCTCGTTTAATTTCTTTTTAAATACTCTACGTTCCCAACGATGGTAGCAATTAACTCCTCCGCCATAAAGAAAAATGTCGTATTTGCCTCCACTATGCGCAAACTTGCCATTTACTCCCTGCATACTCATAAGCTCGATGTCCTCTTTGCGGTAAACTTTGCCTGCGTCCGATAGTGAAACCATTTTATTACAGAAAGCTCTAGATTGCCCTTTTGGAGTTTTGCTAGTACCTTTAGTAAATGCGTAGCGAGTTTTCCATAGCTTTGTATCTTGCTCGCTTGTTTGATTTGCCGACATTTTAACGTCGTACTCTTTGCCGTCTGTTAATTCGTATCCCTCTGGAGCGTCAAGAGCGTATTTTTCTAGTATCGCAAACAGCTCGATGTCCTCACTCATACAAACGTGAGAGCTTAACTCTGCGGTTTCCTCTTTTACCTCTACAACTTCCTCAGTCAATGGAGCAAAGTATAAATCTAAGTTAATCCCGTAGTTTACTAAAACCTCCTCGATTGAGTCTAGGATAAAGTCTTGCTTTGGCTTTATAACTCTCTTTATAGTTTGGCGCTCGCTCATATCCATCTCGTCGGCTACTGAGCTAAATCCACTCGCAGACGATAAACCTACTAACGACGGCGATATAACTTTGTGCGCTGTCATTATTTGATTTTTTGCCTCAGTCGTTAGCGTTTCCCATTGCTTATGCACGTTAGCATTTACAGGAAACGGAGTTACCTCTATAGCTACCTCTTGGTCGTTAAAGCTAATAATAAAGTTCGACGCGTTGCTTGAGCTTGTTAGTTTACGTTTAACTTGTCTCTCAAACTCCTCTTTCTCCTCTGGAGTGTAATTAGTTCCGTTTGGTATTTGTATAATATACCCTGCGCTTAATCCGTTTTTAATAGACGATATTTGTACGTTGGCGATTTCCTCCTCCATTTCGGCATATACTAAAGCCGACGTATAACTTGGAGCGCCGAAATATTCAGCACCAACGACGTAAGGCTTTGCTACATAAATAGAGTTCCCTCTAGCAGCGCCGTAAGCGTTAAAAAGTACGGGATTATACTCTGCGTCCGTATATTTACGCCAATTTCTAGAAAACCAATAATGCTCTATTTCGTTTTTTTCGTTTGCAATAGACGGGATTACCATTTGCTTAGGTATATGCGTCAAAGAATGCAACTCTCCGCCTTTGGTTTCTATAACCTCAAAGCTAAACTCTCCAAAAACTTGAAAATCTGCGACCATTTTACGCAGTTCTCTAGGTCTTAATATCGTTTGTAATCTTCCCCAATGCTCTGCGCCTAGACTTCCGCTAGATGTGCGCAATCCTTTACCATAAATAAGCGTACTATATGACTGGTTAATACTTGAGTTTGTAGGACTTCCGTTGTTTCGGTCTATAATGTAATTGTAATACTCATTATTACGCCCATTCATTACCCAATCCCTAGACTTGTCCTCCATTAGAGGCGGTCTAGAGTAGCTTGTTAATGTTATTAGTTTAATATCACTCATATTTTTACCAATTATATCGGTTTGCTGTTTGCTTGTATTTCTGTGCTACCTGCGTTGTAGCTATTACTAGACCTCTGTAAACTATCTCTGTAGTTACATCGTCCGTTAGTCTTAGCTGGTAACTGCTCTCGTCTAAAAATGTATAATCAAACACAAGAGAGAGCTTGTAATCTCCGCCCATTGAATAGGCAGGCGTTACGTCTGTAGTCGTTCCTAGAGTACTATCCGTAATGGTTAAAGTTAACACGTTAGACGGAATATATCTAGGTATTATCTTTATTGTATGTGTACTTAAATTAGGGTTAACTATCATAAAACAAGCTTGTATATAATTAAAACAAAATATTGCTTGTATTGTTATTATTTAAACAAAAAAAAACCTTACAAATTAATGCAAGGCTCTTTTTATAGTATAAAACTAGATTAAGATACTACCGCTAAAAAAGAGGTTTGAGTAGCTGAGTCTAAAAATGGAGCTAAGTCCTTGCAAGTTGCAACACCTGTTAAAGTGTACATATTGCCGTCCGTTTTTGCTCCCCCAGTCGATGCCACGACTGTAAAGTCGATTCCATCGTCAAGACCTAGAGCAATATAGTTGCCGTTTCTGTCGACTACTACCGCGCTAGGGTATCCTGCTGCTAATAGATTAAACTCTGCATTTGTTGCAGCGTCCATCGATTTTAAGACAGTCGTAAGCGTTTGAGTATTTACTCTGCTGCTCGTATTTCTGTCTCCCACCATTGACTGCTCAAGTGTATTGCCGTCTCCCTCTAAAGGATAAGCAAACGCTGCTGTCAATGCTGCATTCATTGCCGTAGCCTCTCCGTTTGAAACGGTAAAAGCATCTGGTAAGCTGTCAAAAAGGTAAAGTGTAGACTGACCTCCGAGTCCGTCCTTGCACACTTTAGCTCGTCCGCTTGTAAGTAAACACGCCATAAGTTATAAAATTTTTTTTAGTTGCTTTATGCAACCGATTATTAATGCTTTTAAAAAAGGGAGGCGGTTAAACCTCCCCTAGTATTTAGGCTGTTGTAGTAAGTAACCAAACAATCTCTGCTCCGTAAGAATATCCTACAGCGCCACCGAATACAGACTTGTATAAAACGTTTCCGCTTAAATCTACTTCGTCAAGGTCTTTTACTCTAATAGAGGTAGCGTCTGACGCTAATCCTGTACCCATTGTGATGTTAGCCTTCTCGAATAAAACGATAGTGTTATCTGGCAATCCGTTTACAACTTGCACGTTGTAACGTCCGTATACCAATCCTGTGTTAGCGTCTCCACCTAATCCGTTAGCTGCTCCGTTTTGGATAAGTAACTTAGTGTAAGCATCTGCTACGTCTGGAGATACGATAAAGTTTACTGACTTACGTCTTAGTGCGTAAGGTAAAGCTCCCGTCGCTGCGTCGAATGCTGCTAGTACGTTAGACGTAGAGATAGCCGCTCCGATTGCTGTAATCCCGTTGTTTGCTTTTATAACGTCTCCGTCTGCTGCAAATTGCGTGATTAATCCGCTCATTTGTCCTGCTGCTCCAGAGCCGTTCCAGATTTGGTTTTCAAACCATTCAGCTAATTTACCTGCTGTATCTGCTACGATTGCGTCTGCAATTTCTTGAGGTGTTTGGTCGTTGAAAGCAGATGCTCCCATAGACTCGCCGCTCCACGTTGGACGGAAATCCTCTTTACAGATTGTAAACTCGTTTTTAAACTTTGAAAGAGTTAGTACTTTCTCAGAGTAAGCTACTGCGTCAGTTGCTGCTGTAGTTCCACAAGCGTAATCTACAACCCCAAGAGTAACGTCTAAGTTTCTCAAGTTTAATTTGTATCCCACGTCTGGTACTACGTTGATTAATCCAAGTCTAAGAGTATCCTCCTCCTTGATAGCCTGTAGCATAATGTCTACGGCTGCCTGCCCTGCGTAATTTGATGTAATTGCCATTTTTTTATCTATTTTAAATTAATTAATTTACTTGTTTTTGTTTTTGATTATTTCAAGGATACGTCCTTGCTTTGTTAATTTTACTTGTTTTGGTTGTGAGCTAATAGGCTCAACAGACGGCTGCGCCGAAAGTGTAACAACCTGCTCTTTTAACTCTACATTTTCAGATGTTAAAGTTTCTAGCTTAGACTCTAAGCCGCTCATTTTAATATCCATGCTCTCGGCGTAAGCCTTAAACATATCGTCTAAAATTTCCTTGATTACTTTCATAGACTCCTCGTCTGCGTTAACCTCTTCGATTACTTCGTCCTCTTCGGCAAGCTCTGCCTCTGGAGCTACCTCCTCGACTACTTCCTCGTCTACTACTTCCTCGCCCTCAGACATAGACTCTACAAGTCCGTCTTTAACTACAATCTCGCCGCCCTCGTCTAGCTTGTAACTTCCGTCGGCTAATTGTACTTTCTCCTCGTCTGCCATTAAAAAGACAGGTGTACCAACCTCAAGAGTTTCGCCCTCGAATTGAATATCTAGCTCTCCAGATTTTACGCTCCCTAGAGTTACCTCTATTTGTTTCTCGTTTTTGCTTACTATATCTTTAAGCAATGCAAGAATACTTTTGTTTTCTTTACTCATTTGTATATCGGTTTTTAAATTTACTTCCTCTAGTTCGACCATTCCGTCGATTGAAAATCCTCGCAGCTCGCCCGTCTTAATATAGTTGTTCCAAATATCGTCGTTGTCTACTTTCATAGAAACAAGCCAAGAGCCAACAGGATAATTGAGTCCATAGGCTGCGGATTTGTCTTTCTTTGGATCGGCTACTAGCCAAGACTCTGTAAAAGTTACGCCCTCTATTGGTGTATCGTGTTCTAGCTTAGAATTTAATTGGAATCCGCTTTGGAAAAAGTTTTGAGAAAAATCTCGTATTGTTTCCTCAGAAAAAAACATCTCAAACTCGTTGCCGTTTTCGTCTACTCTGTATATTAGCTGTTCTGGTTGTAATACCAAACCCATTAAAATACGTTTCTCCTCGTCTACCTTTGCAAGCGTTACAAGTTTGTCTTGTTTTGCCATTGCGATAAAATGCTCCTCTGTCGCAGGGTCGTGTACCAATGAGATAGCAAAGACTCCTTTGCTCTTTTTATTGTATTTTCCCTCGTATCTTTTCATAGGCTTATAGTATACTAACAATAAATTGCTGTTTTTGTTATTTTTTTTTAATTAAAATCCGCTTGAGTCGATTACGTTTCGGTCTGCGCTTTGAGCTGTGGTAACGTCTCCGCTAACTACTACGGCTTTAACGGCGTTCTCTTGCCCTGTTATGCTGTCTTGAATTGCGTTGCTTTCCGTTCCCTCTACTAGATTAAACGCTGGAGCCTCTGCTCCGCCCTCTGCTGATGCGGTTGTATCTCCGCTTTTATTTAATGCGGCAAGTCCTTTTGCTGCTGCTGCTACAGACGAGGCAATACCTATACCCATACGAATATTATTAGCCGTAATCAATGCAGGTGCGGCGACTCCTCCCTCTAGTGTTAGCCTTGCATTTGCTGCGTTTGTATTTATTATGTTTTTAGCAATACCAACAGCGTTCTCTGCTATTATAGACGCAGCTTGTAACTCCTTATTTTCCTCTGCAAATCCTGCTAATATATTAAAACCGCTTGCTACTGCGTCAAGGCTTGCGTCTTGTATTGCCTTTTTTGCGTCTGCTGTTGCTTGGTCGTTAGCTTTAATTTGTGCGTTAGTAGCTTTTGTATTAGCTACAAGTTGGTTGTCAATACCTTGCTTTTTATTTAGGTAATCCTGTTCGGCGTCTACTCTCTGCTGCGTACCCTCTGCGTAGAGTAATCTCTTAGCCTCTAAGTCCTCAAGAATTGCCGTATTTTCAAGCTCAAGCGCAGACTTTTGTTTTTCCAATTTTACTAAGGGATCAATCTCTTGCTCTGCGTCAAACTCGGATTGTATTTTATTACGTTCTCTTTGAGACTCTATACCCGTTAATATTAAAGCATTTTGCTCATTTAAAAGTCCGACTCTGTTAGTTTCTACCTCCTCCGTTTTACCTGCAATCTCTGCCTCGACCGCTTTTAAATCTGCGTTAGCTTGGATTAAAGCCGCTTGATTTTCTATACTATCATTTCGCTTTACTTCTAGAGCTGCCAAGTTAATAGCAAGTTGAGCTTGTTTTTTCATTTCCGCCTC